TTAGTAAGCCGTAAAGACTTATTTCCTGAAAGTTACCAGTTAATATGGCCTGAGTTGCGTTGATTTTGTTGTATACTGTAGAGGCAGATTAGACACCTGTTTAGTATTTAACTCGAAGCCATAAGACCCTTTTGGGTTGTTCTGAGCGTTTAGTAAATGTTTTCGAGTCATTTATTAAGCGGTGTCGACTTAGAACAACCTAAAGGGGTTTTTCTATTTCTGCCACCCGAAACGACAGGGTGTTAGAAGAAGTCGGGGATGGGCTAGAGGCCGATGGAGATTCAGCATCGGAGCGAGGGTCGACACCTGCGATAGCCGCCAAGATACTGGGTCAAGCCAGCTTGGGTAGAGTCGTTACTCGATACATCTCTTGACAGTATCGCCACTTGTGGCGTTGGTCGTTCTATGGGAAAAGAGCTTGCAAAAAGTTATATATAAATTATATATACCGACATTAAGTAACATTAGGGTTTATCCCTATATACCTTATTATTAAGTAAACTTAACCTACAGGCTTTACGGGGGATTTATGACTACCTTTACTACTGATGACCGCATAAACGCTTATAGCCATTACAAAATCTATGATGAGCATGGTGAATTAATGCGTACAGTAAAAACTAAGCATGAAGCCGAGCATTTAATTAAAACCTATACCGATTGGACTTACCAGTTTGTTAAAGCCGACAAACATAAATTTGAGGATGCACCATTTTGAGTTCTTGGCTAATAATCGTTACGGGGCTTATTTATGCCTATATAGGTATAGAACAAGGCTTTAAAGGTAATACAGCTATGGCGGTTGTATATAGCGGTTACGCATTTAGTAATATTGGACTTTATATACTTGCAACAAAATAGGGGGATGTGTGGATTTTGAAAAGTTTTGGATAAATTGGCCCAAAAAGGTCGCAAAGAAAAAAGCTGAAATTGCTTGGAAACGATTGACTGACCTTGAACAGCGTGAAGCCCTAGAAGCCTTGCCTAAACACCTTAGACATTGGCAACTTAAACGCACCGAAATAGACTATATTCCGTACCCTGCTAGTTGGTTAAACGCTGCACGATGGGAAGATGTTTTAGACATGACCCCCGCCAAAGAAAAGGTGGACAGGTCTTGGATGTTTAGCCAACAAGGTATTGAGAACAAGGCTCGTGAACTAGGAATACTGGGTAACGGGTACGATAGCTACGATACTTTAAAGAAGAAATGTATGATGCGAATGGGTATGGAGATTGATTGAACACCAATACCAATGTGCAGTACGGCAGTTATGTAAATGGCGTAGTCAATGGGGGTTAGCAAAGTTTAGAGAATATCTATCAAAATACCAAATTGATAGTAATTTACTAATAGGCTTTGCAGACCAATGGAAAAAAGGTAATAAAGGTAATAAGGGGGAATGGAAATGAAAGAGTATGACCCACACGAAGCAATAGACTTTATATTTAAAACCGCACCGCAATACGCTAAAGCAAGCGGTGAACTTGCCCAGCTTGAGAACTTTAGGCATAGTCTTAAAGCCATCAAGATGTCGCAAACCGAAGAACAGTCGCTAGGGGCACAGGAACGGGAAGCATACCGCAGTCCTGAATACCAAGACTTATGCAAAGCCATAGGTGTAGCGGTAGAGCAAAAAGAAGCCCTTAGATGGCAATTAGAAGCCGCCAAGATGCGTTTTGAAGCATGGCGTACCCAACAAGCTAATGACAGAAACTTAGAAAGGTTGACACGATGAGAGGATTTGCAGAAGTATTCCTAGATTTAACTCGCACCATTAAACGGGTGCATGAACTTAAACTTAAAAATGACCATACCGAAGCATATCTGCTTAGTTGCGATATAACTGACTATGCCCAAGAACTAGAGGATGTACTGCAAAAAGATGCAAACATTCAATAAGATAATGCGTAATGCCTACGCCACCCATATTGACTATGGTGCGTTCAAAGGCTTAATACCAACTAACCAAAACTTTTGCCCAAGTAACATAGATGGGATTGCAGAGCGTAATGGTAAGTTTTTGGTGATGGAGTGGAAACGCCCCAATGAAAAGGTTAGCGAGGGTCAAAAACGCCTATTGCAAGCCTTTGCTAAAACGCCTAACTTTACAGTCGTTATTGTGCAAGGCAACACAGATGACCAGTTAGTTATAGAAAACTTTTGGCAAGTCCAACCTTTTGGATGCACTAAACTAGGCAACGGGGTTGACGAATTTAAGGCTTTCTATTTAATGTGGTACGACTACGCTAATGAACAAAAAGGATAAAAAACGCCATGACGATATTGCAAGACTTGGTTGCGTCTTATGCTACCACATGGGCTACCATGACACCCCCGCAGAGCTTCACCATGTCAGACGCTTTGGGGGAAAGCGGTCAGAAGCACCAATACTCCCCTTATGTACCGAGCATCACAGAGGTGCTACAGGTGTGCATGGACTCGGAGCAAAGGCTTTCGAGAGATACCACGAAGTTGAGTTCGATACCTTACTAGGTATAGTGGAGTCAAAGCTCCAACGGGTCAAAGCCTAATTCTGTAGCTACAGCTTTAGCCCTATTTCTAAAGGTTTTGTCGTGCTTAGTCCATGCCTGAGTGCTTGTATCCCACCGACTAGCATGAATCATCTCATGGGCCATAGTCCTAATTACTGTGTCTAAATGACCGCACCTAGCGTCAGATATAGTAATGGTATGGGCGTGTTTTTCTCCATCGTCATACAGGTATGTACCCATAGCATCAAAGTCGCTATCTACTACAAACTTGATTTCTTCAGGCAAAGGTAAATCCCAAGACGCAAACG